TCCAACCAGAAGCTGCGCTGCACCCGCTACGAGGTGATGTTCGAGGTGCCCGGTGCTGCCGACATCTTCAAGGGCAAGCCCCTCTATGAGGACACGCATGCCCCGCTCGACAGCGAGGAAGAGGACTACCTGTTCTGGCTGGGCGACGAGACCGAGGACTGATCGGCAAACGGGGGAGGGCTTCGGCTCTCCCCTTCCCATCCCGGAGACATGAAGATGAGCGACGATGCGACTGATACACCTGCTGCTGTTCCTGTGGATAATCCTCCTGTTCTGAACCGGCTCACGCGGGCGCAGGTCTTTGCCCGTGATCCCGAAGAGACCACGCAGGAGGACATCGACTTCATCGTGGCGGAACTTCGCAAGATCAACGAGCGCAGCCGCAAGGCCCGCAAGGATGACGAGGCCATTGCCGAAGGCACGGCCAAGCTCAAGAAGGCCAACGCCGCAACCCGCAAGAAGAAGGGCGCCGCCCCGCTTCCTGCCGATCTGCTGGACGCCAAGCTATGACCGACATCGTGGAACGGCTGCGATCCTACGCCGAAGATGCCGCTGATCTCGGCGCGACCGACGAAGCTGACATCATCACTTGCGCAGCTGACGAGATCGACCGCTTGCGGACGGCGCTCCGCGACTTGCTAGACCTATGCTCGCACGCGGATTTCAAGAACGGCGTAACAGACGCAACCGGGACGATGGACGAAGGTGAACACTGGGCAGCCGTGTTTATAGATCGCGCACGCGCAGCACTCGGGGAGGTAAGCCGTGACTGATATCGTGGAGAGGCTCCGGGCGCTCGACGCTTGGGCGCTGCATGATGCAACAGAAGTAATGCGCCAAGGTGCCGACGTGATCGAGCGGCTGCGGGGCGCTCTGCAACTGTGGCGTAGTTCTGGGTGCTGGGTGTGCGGCGGAGACTGCGGCAGCGCAAACCCTCCTGTGGACCCTGAGTATTGCCCAATGCAAGTTGCCCGCGCCGCACTCGGGGAGGACGGCGATGTGCGTTAGCGCATACATCTTCCGTAAGAACAGAGATCGCCGCGTGGAAACCGTGGGCGAACTCGCCAAGGCACTTGGCGTGCGCGTCCGCAGCCTGCCAGTGCTGAACGACAGCGGCGACTATCGACCGCGCTGGAACGAGTGTCTTTGCAACGTGGACATGGAGAAGCTGGCGGAGATGAGGGGTCTGATCTGCGAACCGCCCGAGTGGAAAGACGGCACCGATCACTACGATGGTTGGGCGCTCAGGGAGGACCGCGCATGATCGGTTATCGCGACATGACCTTCTGCGACCATTGGAAAGACTGCGCGAAAGCAGACACCTGCCATCGTCCGCTGTCGCCAGAGGTCGCAGCTGCTGCTCGCAAGTGGTGGGGCGGTGAGGATGCGCCCATTGCGGTGTTCGTAGAGAAGCCTTCCTGTCATGAGCCAAAGGAGGACCGCACATGACCGACGCATGGGACGGGCGCCCGCAGAACCCGGAGCGGGAGGGGTGGCATTGGGTGCAGCATAGGGACAACGCGCCAGAAGTTCTGAATTGGTCGCCGCTGCGCGATTGGCACTACGAAGGCGATTGGGTGTATCCAGGCTTTATCGGCCAAAACTACCGTTACATCGGCCCCTGCCTCACCCCCGCCGAGATCGAGGCTCGCGTCGCGCAGGCGCGGCGGGAGGCGTTGGAGGATGCGGCGCGCCTAGCCGATATGTATGGCACAGGCAAAGACGGGATTCGCGCGTCGCGGATTATTCGAGATGCCATCCGCGCGCTGAAGGAGCAGGGCGATGGCTGACCGTGTGAGTGTGCCGAAAGGTTGGAAGCTGGCGGCGCCGGAATGGGGTTCGCCACGCTCGCGACGCAACGACGCTAAGGGCGGCGAGGTCTGCGGTGTGCTGATTTGGAATTACGAAACGGGGGAGGGTGAGGTGTTGCTTCGCCCGGCCTTCCTCTCGGGATGCACCGTCATCGCCGCCGACGCCCTCTCGGACTGGACGGGATTGCTGGGCCGCGAATACGACGGGGGTGACGCATGAAGCTGACCAACAAGCTGCGGCTGCCCGAGGCTATCGTCCGTGCAGTCAGCAACGATTCGTATACGAAAGGCGAGGCCGACATCTCGGTGACCGAACTGCTGGTCCCGCCGCAGATGCGCAAGCTGCGCCTCGCCCATGACCATGAGCTTGAGGAGGATGTGAGCGACCGCATCTACTCCTTGCAGGGTCAGTCTATGCACCACATCATCGAACGTGCAGCGGATGGTGATGCCTTCGTCATGGTGGAGGCTACCCTGTATGCGGAGTATGCGGGCTGGAAGGTGAAGGGTCAGGTCGATCACCTGCTGCTGGCGACAGGCGAACTGCTGGACTTCAAGCTGACTTCCACATACAAGGTGAAGCCGGGCCAGCCGCCTCGTGAGTGGGTCGAGCAGACCAACATCTACAGGCGCATGCTCGAACGCGAAAAGGGCATGACCATATCGTCGGTTGCGATCCTTGCGATCCTGCGCGACTGGTCCAAGAGCCAGAGCCGCCGGACGCAGGACTATCCGCAAGCGCCGGTCATCAGGCTGGAGGTTCCGCTCTGGACACCTGAGCAGGCCGATGCCTTCATTGAGGAGCGCGTGCGTCTGCACCAGATGGAGGAGCCTGCGCCTTGCACCGATGCTGATGTGTGGGCCAAGCCTGCTAAGTGGGCTGTCCACAAGCGGGGTGCTACCAAGGCGATCCGGGTCTTCGACAATCCGATTGATGCGGAACAGCTTGCCAGCACAGCGTCTTCGTTGTATGTTGAGTACCGGCCGGGTGAGGCTGTCCGATGCCAAGACTGGTGTCAGGTGGCGCATCTGTGCCCGCAATGGCAAAACGATCCACGTAATATCCGCAAGCAATCCGTAGAGGAGAGTCTTTTCAATGCCTAAGTTCGAAGCGACGGCGCTTCCGCCTCGCATCCTGATCTGCGGTGAGCCCGCCTCAGGCAAGACCGGCGCCCTGGCGCAGCTTGCCAACGCCGGCTACCGCCTGCTGATCCACGACTTCGACAACAACAGCCGCGTCATCGGGTCCTACCTGAAGCCGGGCGCTGGTGACGTGTACCTTCAGACCTACGCGGTCGCGAAGATCACCAACACCAACCTGTTCGGGGGCACGTCCGTTGCGCCGAAGCAGGCCGTCGATTCGATGCGCCTCTTCTGCAAGCTGCTTGAGCATTGGAAGACGCCGACCGAAGACCTTGGCCCGGTTCCGAACATGACTGCCAAGGATGTCATCGTGATCGACAGCGGCACCTTCCTTGGTGAGATGCTGCTGCTGGCTGCACACGAGGACCCCGAAACCAAGCGGGACCTGCGCTCCCTCTACAATGTGGCGGGCCGCTACTACGGCGCGATCCTCGATCACCTGACTGGCCCGAAGGTCGGCGCCTCTGTCATCGTGCTGACGCACATCATGCAGACCGGTGAGAAGGATGACCAAGGGAAGATCGTGGGCAAGGCCCGTGACATTCCTGTCGGGGTGGGCGAGAAGTTCTCGAAGAAGATGCAGACCTACTTCTCTGACATCTGGCACCTCGAAGTGGGGCGCGACGGCAAGCGTACCTTCAAGACCGGCGCCACCGACAAGGCTTCGCTGCGGTCCTCCGCACCCAACCTGATCAAGCCCGTCGAGGAGTTCGACCTCGCTTCTATGCTTGATCGCCTGACCGGGAGCAAGTAACATGCCGCACGGATCAGGCAAGGCGCGCATGTATTCAACTCGCAATCCGAATTCCATCTTCAAAGGAAAGACGGTTAGCGCCGCGACTCGCTTTCGCAAAGTAGACAAGGGGTCGATTACTGTGTTGTCGACCCCCGCACTGCACCCGGAACTTGAACGAATGATCGTCAAGATGATGCAAGAGTTCGATACTCCGGCGCAGATGAAGTGAGATTTCTGGAGACGACACGCTTGACGGGGCCGTACTCCAGATGTATCTATGCCCCGTCACTTAGTAGTGACAAACCCAAGATGGAGAAGATGTTATGGACTTGTTCGA